CTTGCAATCATCGGGAAATCCTGCTGCCAATCCATGAGCTTAGGTCGCTTTTCATCCCGGCATTCTTCCTCGCCGCAATTTATAAAGGATATGCATTGCCGCACCGCGTTCTCGTATTCCGTGTATGGGATATCCTCGTAATCCGGGTAAAACATTTCCATCACTGCCTCTGCCTTATCGGCGCTGTCCAGCTCCGAATCAGAAAGCATTTCCAAAATGTCCAAAATGTCCCGGTAATCAGACCGAATGGCGTATTCCTTCCCGCCCAGCTCCACGGATTTTGGCAGGCTGTATCTCATTTGTGGTACTTCTTGGTGTACTTGCTAATGCGCGGGTTGGTAAGCTTCTGCTCCCGGGCATACGCAGTATCCATTTCGTCCACCAGCGCAAAAAGCAAATTTGCCCAAATGGGGAATCCGTTGGCCAGCGCATAAAGATTCAGCTCACCAAAAAGCGGGGTGCAGATATCAAACCCGAATACTTCTCCGTTGATGATCTCCCGCATTTCCCGGTCCATCTTTTGGCCAATGTCAAAAATTTCCTTTTTATCGGCGTTTTTTTGCACTTCGTCCTTATAACCCTCGTTCATTTTGTCGAGTTTTTCAAACGCGGAAAAAAGCCGACGAGACAGGCCCATATCCAGCGGGTTAAACGCAAATTCACATTCTTTCCCGTCGGTAGTCACAAAAGTTTTAGTGACTACACCGGTATCAATTTTGATAATATTTTCGCTCATGGTGTCCTCCGATTTATTTGTATATTGCGTGGTAATGGGGCGGGAAACCCCGCCCCTATTTTTACTGTGCGGCAGTAAACTCGATCTTGCCGGCAGCGCCCTTCCCCACGGTTCCCAAAGTGCGGGTCCCGCCGTAGGTAATCTCACTGGCGATGTTTAGGGTACCGCCGCCTTCGCCGCCGATGGAGGTCACGGCAATGGCGCAGGAATCATAGCGCTCGGCAAACTTTGCATCGCCGCTGGTGGCGTAGAAGTGGCCGATCATCATGTCCTGGTTGGCCAGCGCCTGCGCATCGTGGTCTTTTACGGCCAAATTCCACATCTTCACGGCTGCTGCATCACCAGCATCCAAGGGGATGGGGTCAAAGGTCTGTGTAATAACGGGCTTTTTCATGGTTGTGAATGTGTTCCCCAGCACATCCTGCTTGCTCTCCTGGCCCCAGTCCATTTCCTCGCTGCTGTCCTCCACCCGCTTGCCGATAGCACTCCACACAGGGGACTCGGAGGAGCCCGTATTCAGGTATGCGATCAAAAGTTCGCGGTCAATGGTCTGACCTTCCGGTGTTGTAAAAGTCAAATCTGGCATTATGTATTCACCTCGTAATTCATTTTCATTAAGATTTGATGATCTTCGTCGCCGTTTTCATACACAGCGAACAAAGAAGATCGCGTAGTAGGCTCCAGGCTTACAACGCGTTTTCCGGTACCAATGTCGGGGCGCTTGCCGGTCGCCCAATCTCCGATAGCGTTTAACAGTTCGTCAGCCTTGAGCCGTTTGTCGTTGCTGTTCCCCGGCTTCACTCGGTAGATTATCTTGAACTGATACTCCGCCACATAACCGCCGGTGATATACCTCCGCACGATGTACGCCGCCTGAATGGTGGACATCGCCATAGCGGAAGTATCTGCAGGAAGAAACTCAAAGCGTATAATGTCGACTGGCAACTCCGCGTATGTGTTCAGCCACACAAGTAGCTTGCGCGATACCTGATCTTCTTCCGCCGCCGACACGGCCTTTTTAATCTTTTCCAAATTTCTTCACCGCCTTATCTGCCACCCGCACCCACTTCTCCATGTTCTGCGCTTTGGAAGCCTCAAACCAATGGCTCTGTGCTTGCGGGTGCATCGCCTTGGAAAATACAAGGTCTCGGTTTGTCAAAACCTTCGTCCCGCCCTTTGGCGCAAAGGTGCTGCCGGTTTGCGGATCAACCATGACTTTGCCGTAGTACAAAAACCGCGCATAAGGCCCGGGGTAAATAATTTTGTTGCCGTCTAACCTCGTGCGTATTGTTAAAGATCCTGTAAGTGCAGGGACAAACGGTGCGGTGTCTTTTATGACCTGCTGCCCCATAATGCTTTCAGCGCGGGTGCAGCTCTCAGCCAGTTTGTCCTTGATGGCCTCCATGCCGCCAAAATGCATCGCAAAGGTAACGGCCACTTATTTCCCACCCACTTCCCAATGCTGCATATCTGCGCTGCCAAAGTCTTTTGCGTCAACCTTAGTCACATTCCAGCAATTATCGTGCGCCAATGCCACGCCCTCGTTGTCCGTTACAAATTCGCCTTTGACGAAAAATGTATCGCCACCATTGCCGGTGGTGGATAGCGTCCATAGGCCCGCCCTGTCGCTTGAGGCAAAAAATGCTTGCGGCTCTGTATATGTCTTGGGCTTTCCGCTAAATCCATCCACAGCTTTTACCGTAAATGGGATATACAGGTTTACTGCGTCGGCACCTTCAAGCCCGCTTTTGCGCACGTTAACTCCCTTTGCCGCCTCGCAGAACACGCCATCAAGCACGGTTACATATAGGTTTGTGACATCTTTTAGCGTGGCAGGGTCCGGTTCACGCACGATGTTGTAAACCGTTACAGTGTGGGGAGTGTACATCTGCAACCACCTCCGCGATACAGCAGCCCTGTATGGGCAAGGTATTCCATGCACGTTTCCGCCAGCAATTTTCTTGCGCCGTCCGTGGCACTCAATGCAGCTGCGGCGCTTTCCCCGCCGCTGGCCAGTGTGCGAGAATACCCGCCTACCGTTTCACTTTTCACGTCACCGCCGGTAAGCGCATCCGTCAGCCTGGTTGCGGCAAGTTGCTGCGCGGTCTCGATCAACTGATACTTGTCCACCAATGCGCAGCAACACATCTTTACAGCGTCCATATCAGCGTTGTCTTTCGCCCGGTTTTGGGTGTAGTAATCGAGGAAGGAGCTGGCCCGAACAGCCAGACGCGGAAAATCTTCCTCGCTCACAGAACCCATATAGATTCCGGCGTAGTATGTATAATCAGCGTATGTCATACGGGTCAGCTCCCTTCCAATACTGCGATTATGTCAGCCTTGCGCATTGAACTGCTGACCCCGTCCACCCCGTTTCCCCTGGCATAATCAAGCAGTTGGGCTTTTGTCATATTGGAGAAAGAAGAAGTTTCAGGGTCAGGCTCACTCAGCAGTTCGCTTAGCCCCCCACTGCCGGAGTGATGGAGCCGACAACCACGCCGTCAATGCGCTCGGCAAACAGCACCATGCCGTTGATAACGGTATCGGATGCGGTCATGTTGGTGTAATCGGGTTCCTCATGGATACCGATATAACCGGTGGCGTCGGTGGTGAAGTTGAACACCTCGCCCAGATCTGCGCCGTTCACAGGGATGTAGTACAGGACGATGTTGTCCTTGGCGGTGGCGTAAATCTTGCCCTTGGGGACGCTGGAGTTCAGAATCACAGTGCCCAGGCCGAGAAAGTTCTCGACATAGGTCATGCCGAAAGCGGTCTGCAGGGTGATGTTGGCAGTTGCGAGATAGTCCGCAACGTCCAGCGGGTTCATGAAATACACTGCGCCGATCTCGTCATCCTCGAACAGCACCTGCAGCTGGCCCCATGCCTGAGCCAAGGTCGCCTGGAAGGTAGCACCGCTGGCCGTGCCAGTACCGGTTGCGAGGAAGCCAAAGAAATCCTTGCGGATACCTTTCTGCACGTCCTTCAGCATTTCATCGGTGGTCATTTCGACGGCCTGATCGTAGCCGCGATCAGTGATTGCCTCGGCAGAAGTGGCCTTACGCCACTTCTTCAAGGTGATCTCCTTGTAGTTCACAGCCTCGGTCTTGTACTTGCTCAGAGGGATGGTCTCGCCCTCGGCCACAGCACCGTCTTCCAGAGTGCCGGTAGCCTTGTAGCTCTTGAGCACAGTACCGGCCTGCTTGGCGATCTTGCGGGTAACGCCCAGAGCCTCCATCAACTTCTTGATGGAATAGCCGAACATTTCGGTAAACTCGATCTCGCGAACACGGGCAAGATCTTCCTTCTTAATCAGCTTAGGATCAACAGCCATTTTTATTCTTCCTTTCTAAACAAATCCATATTTGCGGCGATTGCAGCGCGCCGCTCCGTTCTGTCGGTGATTTTCATAATCTCGTCCTTGGTCATAGGCTTGCCGCCCTCGTTGAGCCGTGCGCCCATGTCCAGCCGGACAGCAGGCTTAGAAACAAGGCTCTTATAGGTGCCGTCTACGAGAGCGTCAAGGCTCTTGGTGTCCTTGATCTTCTCGCCGTCCAGCTCCAAGGCAGACATTTCCTCGCCGCATCCGCGCATGGCAAGGTCGAGATTTGCGCCGGTGATGTTTTTGCTCTCAAAGTAAGCCCGGACGGCTTTTTCCTTTGCCGCCTTGCTCTCCTTTGCCGTGATGTCGGTCTTAAAGGCTTCAAAGGCCGAGTGTTCCTTCTCGTACTTCTCCTTATAACCGCCGTCACCTGCCGCCTTGAGGTCGTCCAACTGCTTCTGAACGCCGGGCAGCTTCTCCGCATCGTCCTTGTAGCGGGTCACATCCGCCTTTAGGCCGTCCACAGTGTCGGTATGCGCTTCGATGATGGTATCTACCTGCTCATCGGTGAGACCCATACCCTTCAAAAGTTTGCGTGTAAGTGCCATGACACTATCTCCTTTTCTTTGGCCGCGTTTCTTCGCGGACGATAGTTTTTATAAAAACCGCTGTGCTTCGCGGGTTTTACTTAAAACAAAAGAGCCAACCACCGAGAATTCCTCAGCAGTTGGCTCCTATTGCCCTTTCCCGCGCCCAATTACGCGGGAGTTGAATATTTGATTGTTTTCTTGACCTCTAACACAATGTATCCGTCACCCTTGCGCCGGATCTCCGCGTCATTTCCGCGCCGGATAATAGCCTCGATGGTCTGCATCAGTTTATCATCCATTAGCCTACCCCGATTTCTTTCAAATATGCTTCATACTCATAGGGGACTCCAATGTCATAATTCTTGTAGTAATGCAGGAACTCATACGGGAAGGTGAATTTACCGTCCCAAAACATACCTGCGTGAAGTTCTTCTCCAGTAAACATATCAAAACTGGGCAGCGATGTCAGCCCGGCATCGAGGGAGGAAATGTGGCTTAAAATCGCTTCTTTTGGGATACTATTTTTGTATTTCTTATAGTCTTCAAAATTCTCAATAGAATTCTTGTATGGCAATCCTTTAAAAAAACCGAAATCCATGTCACTTTCTCCTTCCTCTTTGATTTGGGGTAAACGGCAAAATATTTCCTTCCCCATGTGTTCCTACTTTCAGTACGCCAGCACCGGAAATAAACAGCACATCGTCTGGGGCTTTCACTTCAACGCCAAGTGCATTTGCCAGCTCTTCTGCAAAGCAATAATCGTTTTCCATGCGTGCGCCTGTGCTGCAAGATAGCAAACGAACTTTCTGGCCATTCCACCCTTTACTATGCCGAATGACTGCGGCAAGTAAGCGCGGTGACATATTGAGTTCTTTTGTGCCAAATCCGACTGCCGTCTGGCTTCCGTGCATAGCGACGTCAAAATACGTTTTAAGAGGTTTTACCCTTTTAACATTTTCATTCAGCGGGTCACCGTCCGGGAAGCAAGCAAAGCCATTTTCCAGCTTCATTGTACGTCTTTTTACAATAGAATTCAAGTTATCTCTTGCGTCTGCGCCGAAAAACTCAAGAGTGTCTCTATCGTCTTTAGCGTTAGACGCTTCCACTTTTGCCCGATGCGTTTTCATGGCATTTGCCGTTTTTAACATTGCGTCATCCGTAAAATAGATGCGCATCCGCTCCGGTTGCTCCGGCAGGCCAGCTTTCACGCTGAACGCCTTGTATTTAGCGTTTAACCGCCGTAGCCGTATGTTTACCGCAGTCTCATCTTCATGCAATCCTGCGGCCTTGTAGGCGGCTTTTTCGCGCTTTAGCTTTCTAACCGTTCGTTCAATACGGCGCTGCATCTGGGTTGCCTCGTATGCCGTGTAATCCTTGCCATCAAATGTGCATCCGTGGTCATCATCGATGTGCTCCAACTGTTCATTCGTGTAAGTGCGCTCGGACACGCCCTCAACCCACGGAAACCGCCTGTGGCGGCAGTTGGCCCCTTCCAGACCGTCAACAGCGCCCAGGCCGCAAACGTCGTAAATGCTCGGGTAAATGTCTCCTACACGGACGCTGTAAACATGTCCTTGCCAATCCTTATGTGATGACCACGGTGACGGTCCCGGCTTATCTCGCGCGCCAATATGGGCCGATACTTCAAAATAGGGCGTATCCAGATATTCTGAGGATTGCTCCGTATACTTGGCGCAGATTTGAGATACGCCGGTCATTACGGCTCTTCGCACGGCAACATCGACATGATCCCGATGGCCGCTTTCGTAGTCAACCACTTTCAGACCGCTGTCCGCAAGTTCCTTTACCGCCGTCTTGATGGCCTGATTGTAGTTGATTGCGCCGCTCTGCACCTGCATCGCCGCATTGTCAAGCGCCCATTGGTAAGCTTTGGCAGGGGGGAGCATCGTACGCCCTGCGTCCACCAAAAAGCCCATTGATTGTGTTATATTGCGCAAGTCCCGCTTTGTCTGCTGGTATATGGCCCAGGTGTCCTCGATGCTTACCAGCGTTTCCGGCTGAGTGATATGCGCAAGGTCAATAACGTTGGTGTAATACTGCTGATTGCGTTCCACAACATCATCAAGCAGTTTGTTTAATTTCTGCTCACTAATGCCGGTTGCTTTTTGTATGGCCTTTTTAATCTTTTTAAGGTCAATGCCGTGCGCCCGCAGCGCCTTGATGTCCTGCACCGTTACCTCGTTCAGTTCATCCGCAACTTTCAACCGGGAGCAGATTTCATCCAGCAACACAAGCTCAAGCGCCCGGAACAGTTCTGCCAGCTCCTCTGGGAGCGCATCAAGTAGTTCCGGGGTAAATGGATACCGGCTCATTTTTCACAACCCAAAAAGGCCCAGTGTTTTCTCCAAATCCCATTACTCGACCTCCGTTTCTTCCTCGGTTACCATGTCATGTGCCTTCGGCAGCGCCGCCTTTGCGGTCGCCTCGTCCTCGTTCATCCAGCGCATACGGAACTCCCAATCGTTCATGATGCCAGCGTTAAGAAGCTGCACGTCACGGTTAAAGTCCTGGCCCTTGTCCTCAATGATGGAATCGTCAAAGTCAATGGAGATCTGGACGTCCTCATTGAGGGATGCACCCATGTACCGATTTCCCATGCGGAGCAAGCTCCGGCACAACTCTGTGATTGCCCGTTCAAGCACAATTTCATGTTTTTTGACCGTGCGGAACAGGGTGCTGTTCTCGCTGATGACCTGCGTGGCAGTTGCGATGCTGCCCTGGTTGAATTTGTAATGGTTCTCACCAAAACCGCACTTGCTGGACAGGATGTTCAACATATCTTGCATGCCGGTGTTAAACTCCGCCGTCCGTAGCGACATATCGACCTGCTGCAAGATGTTGCCGTTGCCGCCTCTGTCCTCCGGAAGTACATAATAAACGGTCTCACGCTTATCAAACACTGGCCGACCGTCAATGCTCTGGGTTGCCTCCGGCTGCACCACAATGCGCTTCTTGCCCAACACAAATTCGTTCACATAGCTATCATAGGTGATGTCAACGCTCTTAAGCTGGTCGATGGCGTGGGCAAACGCAGCCACGCCAAGCGGGTTGTTTTCGTCAGAGTTTGCAATGTTCAGCCGGTCAATCACAAACTGCGGCTTGTCGCTTCCGGTATGAATCACCGGAGGAATTGTCTCAAACCCTTTCACGCTGGCCAGCGGTACTTCCTCCGCATCATACAGATGGTTCTCAATGTCATACTCGCCGTTGCGCAGCCGGTGCACCTGGATGTAAGTATATTCTGTGTCATCGACCTTCCGAGTGGATGCGAACGCACACTCGCGGATAACGCCGTTATCCCACGTCAGCGGGTAGATGTTCCAGGCGCTGACGTAGTTGATGCGAATGCGGCCAGAGTCAATGATTTCTGCTGTATCTGGGTTAATTCCCATGCCTTCCATCACCGGCACATACGCGACGGTTCCTACTGCCGCTTTGCGCTCCTGCGATTCGTTAGCCTTGACCTCCCAGTTGTTATCGGCAAAAACAGTATCGATAAATTCCTGTTCCCGTTTGCCTTCAAGCGTGATGTTGACTCGCTCGTTCATTAAGAGGTTGGCCCAGTCCTCGCAGACTTTCTTTCCCATTCCCACCGAATACCGGTGGCACTCCAGCTCTTCAATTCCATTCCACACCGTATAGCTGTGGAAATCTTCAACATTTCCCTTATACCATGCGTTCCAAAGGTCGATCATGGCATAGAATTTATTGTCGACCGTGTCAAACCCAAGATCCTTTAATGCTCTCCGAATATTCACTATTTCACCGTCCCATCATGTGCCCGGCATGTTCCAGGTCTTTGTAATAAGGCTCAATGCTGTACTCAAAAGCATCCAAGCTGTCGATGTCGGACGTGCCGTCATCCAAGCGCTCGTCCTCAAATTTATCAGGATCATAAATCGCGGTTTGCAGTGCATCGATCAGATGCGGGCAGTTGCGCGAAACCTTAAAACGACCCTGTTTCATCAGCAGCACCACAAGCCGGATTCTGTCCGTGATTTGCATTTTCAGTGCGTTCTTGACTTGGGTACCCAGCCGAAGTTTTTGTGCCGTGTGATCTAACCCTCGTATAAGCACCGTTTCCGCGCTATCCGCTCGGGTCTGGCTGTACCCATACTTTGACGTTATCAGCTGGCAGAACATAGCAAAACGCCGGTTTAATGCATTCGGGTCAATCTCTTCGTTTTTGATGTATTCTTCTTCCAACGCCACAACACGGAAATCTTTTGTGATCCCGGTGGCTTGAAATTTCGTTGCGGACTTTGTACCACCGAAGTCAACGCCAATTGAAATGATTGAAAAGCTGGTGCCGTTTTGCTTGGCCCACTCCAAAGGGTCTCCGATCAAATACTTTTCTGTATCGTTGGCAAAGTCCTTATAAACGATGCCCTCTGCCGCTACCCACAGGCCGCGCACATACCGGTCATAAAATATACCGGCATACATATTCTCGTACCGTTCGAGAGTGCGCTTGCTCAGGCCGGGGTTGTCCGTCATTTCAAAGTGTAGATACAGTGTGTTGCGCTCATGGCTTCGCTTGATCCACTCCTGATAGAACCAGTGATGTGGACTGCCGGGGTTACAGGAGAACCACAACCGCGCACCGTCAACGGAACAACGTGCAAGCGCCTGTTCCACAAACGAGCGCGGCATCAGCACCACTTCGTCCAGCAGAACACCCGCCAGCGTCCGGCCTTGGATCAGTGTATAGCTTGCCTCGTCCTTACCGCCGAACACCTCAAAGTAATTCGTCACGGCTCCGCGCCGCACTTCCATCACCTTGTCGCCGCGCCGCCAGCGGATGATATAACGTTCCTTTGCAAGGCTCATCGCTGTGAACGGCACGATGATATTCTTGGTGCAGCTATCCACCGTGCGGCCACACACACCGAAGCGCTGACCGCTGAAATTCTCCATCGCCCAGCGGACAAACGCCCACATCATGATGGAGGTTTTGCCGGAACGCACGGCGCCGTCGCAGATCAGCGCGTCATACTTGGAATAGGGGAAAGCAAGGATTTTCGCTTGCTTTGGGCTAATCATAAATAATCCGAAACTAAGCAATCGCCAGCATCGAAACCACGCTGACCGTCATTGCATGCGCCACGCATGACGGCCTCGACCTGTTCGTATGTGTAGTAATTGCTGCAAGGCTCATACGCACTACACTCTGAGTTGCAACCACGGGCAATTTGCATCCCGTAATATTTTGTCTTAACCTTTTTGCAAAGCCTCCTGCATGCTTTAAGGTGAATGCAATCTTCCATATAACTATTCATCGCTCTCAAGCTCCTTTGCCATTTCCTTTAGGCTCTGACTGAGTGCATCTTCCCTCACCGTGTCGGCAGGGCTTCCGCCGATCATCGCCCACTTGTCAATCAGCGTTCCCATTGCCGTTGTGATTTGGCTGAGATTCGCCGCCGCCAGCTTTTCCGGGTCGTTGAGCATTTCAAGCCCCTTGCCGATGAACGAACACACCAGGTCTTTGTGCTTATCCATGTACGCTAATACATCGGCGGTATTCTCTTCCTTTTTTTGTTCACACTTTCCCACAATGTCGGCATTCGCCCGCACAAGGTTCTTAACGGTCGTTGCGGACACACCGTTGATTTTCGCTGTGGCACAATAGTTGTTCGTCTGCACATAGTCCGCCAGTATTTTCTTTTTCTGCCGATCTGTCAGACGCGCAGCCATTGTCGCCACCTCGCCGCTTTTATTTGCTACCAGCCCCCACCCCTTGGCTACAGTAACAGTCTTTCCCCTCCCATGCGGCCTTCTGGAAGCTCTCAAACATGGGTTACACAGTTTGCCAGCAGGTGGCAATGTCTTTTCCACAGCTCACTTCTGAGCGGTATAGCCGCACTTCCGGGCAGGCACTATGCCATTTGCCCACGGCAGCGGCTCTCCGCTTTTGGTGCGGCGGAGCGGTTTTGAGCCACGCAAGATTCGGGATGCTGTCTATAGCCATCCCTTCTCTATCCCATCTTGGCGCCGCATATTGGCCGTCTTCCCGCTTAGATTGTCACACGCTCATGCCCGCTTGAGGCCCCGCAAGCATTTCAAGCGCCGCCGTTCGGTCATGGCAAGGAGGACGCATCCTCACGCGCAGTTTTCAGCGAGCATTGTCATTTCCATGTGAGCCACGACGAACGGTCTCACAGTGTCCGGGTGCTACCCGGCCTCTTGTGCAAGCGGCTGGACTCGAACCAGCGACAGAAACCCGACATTTGCCTTGCTCCGCTCTATCCGACTGAGCTACGCCTGCATATAACAACAGCCCATAGGTTTCCCTACAGGCTGTTTGTGCCGGTATGACCTTTCGGTGCCCGAAGGTGCGCCCAATACCGGCGGCGCATAAGATGGAGGAAACGGGTTGAGTGGAAAGACGGGTGGATGACTATGCCTTATCATCCACTGTACCTATTGTAGCACATCATTAGGTGGAATTTGGCTCATCTTTTCCTGCGAAACCACAATATGTAGCAATGTCGAACAGGAATCTTTCTTTTCTCCGGCGGAATGTTGCTTCGCTTATCCCCGGAACAACAATCTTGTTGCGGGAATACTTGTGCTTGCCCTGACAGTTGCGCATGATCCCCTGTGTAAGCTGTTTGCGGATGCTCTCACTCTCCAAATCCCGCCCACATCGATCTATGGCGTATTCCACCGCCCGCATTTTCTTGGTTTCCGGCCAGTTTTCTATGGCGGCAAGCTGCTCCGCCTTGCTTTCGGACGGCCTACCAATGCCTGGAGAGCGGGGCATTCCCTCCGTTGCACTGCTTCCGCCGCTCAGTATCTCGCTCCGCGCATCGTTGTATGCCTGTACTCTCCGGGGATAACCTCTGACATAGGCGATGCACTCAAGCCGCACATCATACGGCAGTGTTTGTTTTCGACTCATGCCCGCCTCCTCACTCTGCGTTGTTGATTAGTTTGTAGTCGATCCGCAGAGCGTCCGCAATGTCTTTCTTGGTCACATAGCCGCTGTTCTTTGCATTCACCAGCTTCACAAGGCACTTTTGCAGATACTCAATGCTCATGGTGTCGTGGCTGTCCGGCGTTTCCTCCAGCACATGGAATCCAAACTTTGTAAGCAGCACTTCGGATACCAAATCCATATTCTGCTTTGTCCCTATCAGCTTTCCCTGCTGATACGCTTTCATGGGGTTGTTGGGCAGGGTTTTGCCGTCAATTCTCATTTCCGTCCCTCCTTGATCTTGTCCATCAGAAGCAGCCGCACAGCTTGGCAGAGTGCATATACAAGGCTATTCTGCCAAATGCTCCGTCGCTCCTTAATGCGGCACATACCGTTCTCGATTTCCTCCAAGGCTTCCAGCATTGCGTCTTTATTCGCCATCGGCTGCCCTCCACGGAGTGTCCACGCATTCAGGATGGGCGATCTCCATCTCGATTGCCCACAGTAGGTTCCACGCCGCAGCTACAAGGTGCGGCTCATCTACATAGCCCGCCAAATATTTTGCTGCATGGCGAATGGCGGAATCTAACAGACTGTGGGTTGGGATTCCTTTATCGACATTATGCTCCCCGTATTTCAAAGCACCCGCCTCGCAGTGCTTCGACACTTCCATGATAGCCAACCAAGGGAGCAAATCCATCCGTCCCTTGCCCGTGTGCATATCCCGGAGCGCTCCGCTTGGAAACTTGGTTCTTTCTCCGCTGTCTTTAATCATAGTCCTTCCGTTCTCCGTAGCTGCAATAATCGTCAGGTTTAGGTGTATCATCTGGGATAATCTGGATGGTCTGAAAGAGCCAGCAGCCAACCCAATCCCCGTCGTTATTATCCGCAAACCACTTGCAGTCTTTACACCGCACCACCGGGGCCAAATCAGCGGCGGGAGCATCACTTACTTCCCGCAACACTTTGGCGGCCTGCAAGTATGGGATTTCCTGTGAATTATCTGAAAACACATCCTTGGTGTAAGCAGCACCGTGATAACGCTTCGTGTTCTCGATTGCCCTCGCACCGGCGTTCATGGCAAGTATGAGTTCTTCCGTGCGCTCGATGTATTCAGCCATTGTCAGCCCTCCTGTTCCAAGCCTCAGCGGCCTCCGCCACTAACGCACTGTAATGCTCTTTTCTATCGCCCGTGTAAAAGCCGCTTCGGGCATTGCAACGCTGGCATTTTATGTACGCCGAGTGATTCGGCCCCTGCCATTTATGTAAGTCTTTTACATTTGTGCTCCCGCAAAACGGACACGGTTTCAAGTAAATCATTGTCAGCCCTCCTGCACATAGCACCAGCTCTGGGGCGGGCGGCAAAGCGGCAAAGCCCCATTGTTGCAGATACCGTTGTTGTTGCTGTACATGGCGCAGTCCTCGCAGTATAGGTCATTAGGACAAGGCCGCCGGAACTCCGTAAACTCCCGCGGCTGATCATAAATGCGCAAGTCGAAGATATGCCAGCCGTAGCCGGTTTCCCCGTTGCCGATGTAGCCAGCAAGCTCCTCGTATGTAAGACAAGATTGCTCCATGTACTCGAAAAACCAGTTCTGAATGCTACCATTGTCGAAAACATTGATGGGAAATATCCGGCCACAGGAAAACTCGCCAATAACACGCCCTCCGAGTCTAAATGCCATGATGCCGTCCTTCTCCACCCAGCCCTGTGTTTCATAAATGTAGCACTTAAACGGTGTTTCCAGCTTTGGACGGTTCTTTCGCACCTCAACGGTTTTCTCACCGCTGATAATCTTCTCGCACCACTTCGGGCGGACGCTCAGCATGACAGCCTTACTCATTCTTCGTCACCTCCAATGCTTTCTCCGCCTCCTCGCGGGTGAGGAATACGCTCTTACCGATTTCTCCGGCGTTTATACCTGCCAGCGATTGCCAAGCAAACCCTTCTACAATGTCCCACTCGATAAACAAGCCGAACAATTCCACGCGGATGGCTTTAACTTTATACACACTGATCGTTTTTCGACCCGTTACTTCGTAAAGCCTATCGCCCACCTTGCACGGCAGCACCTCCACGCGCCCGTCCTTGTCGGCCTTGGCCAGCTCCCGCAGGCGATCGATCGGCAAACCGTCAAATTCCGTGATCTCCGAAATTGCCTTGCCCATCATGGACAGTTTGAGTGCCTCTACGCTTTCCGGTTGCAGTCCCGTGTCCTCGTAGGCGGCGAGGCGTTCAACCAGACGGTCAAACGATGGGCAATATATGCAATCCATGTCCACATTGCAGTTACCAGAACACTTCATGTAATGGTCGGTGCCAAGATAGTGCTTTTCAGTCAGTCGTTCCATCACTCCACCTCCTCTATTCTTCTGGCGGCCATTTCTACATACGAGGGATTGATCTCACATCCCACAAAACCGCGCCCCATGCGTTTAGACACCACGCCTGCTGTGCCGCTGCCCGCAAATGGGTCAAGTACAACGCCGCCCTCTGGGCAACCCGCTAAAATACACGGCTCGATCAGCTTTTCCGGGAATGTGGCAAAGTGTGCGCCGCGAAATCCGTTTGTGCTTACGCTCCAGACGCTCCGCTTGTTCCTGCGTCCCGTCTTGTTTTTACTGTTCCCGTGGCTCTCACGCTCCACCTGTGCGCTGTTGTCGTGAGATCGACCGCCGGTATAGGCTCCGCCGCCGCGAAACGTCCTTGCGTTTCCTTTGGCCGATGTGACTGGTTCGCTGATTGCCGCCGCGTTGAAATAATAGTGCGCTGACTTTGACAGCAGGAAGATGTACTCATGTGATTTCGTGCAACGGTCGCGCACACTCTCCGGCATACAGTTTGTTTTTGCCCATATAATGTCCTGCCGCAAATACCAGCCGTCCGCGCGGAGGGCAAAGGCCAAAAGCCACGGTATTCCGATAAGGTCTTTCGGCTTGCAGCCCGCGGCCTCCGTCTTTTTCAGGTGTCCCTCTCTGGTTCCTCCGTAGTTGTCGGATTTCGACGGCTTCTTTTCGTAATGTGTCCCGTCCGCCATGCGACCCTTGCCGCTTCCGGCGTAGCTGTCCCCGATATTTACCCATAATGTTCCGTCGGCGCAGAGAACACGGCGCACCTCACGGAACACCTGCAGGAGCTTTTCTATGTAATCCTCCGGCGTTTCCTCCTTGCCGATCTGCCCGTCCGCGCCGTAGTCGCGCAGGCCGTAGTATGGCGGCGAGGTCACGCAGGTATGTACGCTTTCTGGCGGCAGCGTCCGCAGCATCTCCAGCGCGTCGCCTTGCAGAATAGTGCAGTCCATCACTCCACCTCCTGCAACGACTGCACAGCTATTGCTACTGCCTCTGACATCCCATCCCTGGGAGTCCACCCATATTTGTCGCACAAGGTAGAGTAGTCTGCATACAACTGCACTAACATAGCAGCAGCTTCTTGTTTTGTCATTTCACTCCACCTCCTGCATCCAGAACTCACGGCGGCATTCGGCACAGGACCCATAAGGACTTGCGCATCCCCCGTACGCATTCCTGTATTCGGAATAAAAAAGCACGGGACACGCACCCAAAGTTCCCCCGTCGAAAACCAGCGCCTCCGGGTACTGCTCCAGAAAAACGCTTTTCCGTGTCTTGCGCGGGTGTGCGGCAGACCATTGCTCGACTTCTGCGACGACATCTTCTGCTTTCGTGTTATAATCGTTAATGCCTTTCTTGATACATCCAAATGTATACATTCTTCTGCGCTCCTCGACAAACTTCACAGCATCCATATTGTCAACCCCCTATCTCATGTGTCGTTTCCCGGCCTTTGCAAACCTCGCGCTCTGCCGCACATAGCGCTCCCGGGCGGCGGTGTTGGACCGATCCACCCAGGGCTTTTCCTCCAGCCGCTGGGCCTCGTACTCCCGGAACGCCTCGCAGCTCTTCCGGCAGACCCCGCAGGGGAGCCTGTCCGGGCACTCTTTTACGCATGGGCTTTTCACTCCTACCACATCCTTTCCTGCGCCGTATGATCCGCAAACCGCTGTTCTTGCAGTTGGAAATATGTCGGTTCGATCTCGCACCCCACAAACTCAAAGCCGAGGTTGTAAGCCGCTATCCTGCTGCTTCCACTGCCCAAGTGTGTATCCAGTATGCGCCAGCCTTCTTTGGCGTACTTCATCAGCAGCCACTCGTACAATGCCACGGGCTTTTGCGTTGGATGTATTCTTTGCCCCTTTTCTTGCAACGGCGAGTAATAAAAAGTTCTCGCAGATGTATCGAAAGAAGTCCATGCAAATTCGCAAGATGCAAAAGAAATATCTTCCGGCTGCTTTTTGTCCCAAATAACAAATCCCCTACAAGGCGGAAGATCGTAATAATTTCCCCCCCATATTATTTGGTTTTTGCTGCATCTTTTTAATTCGCTAAAATACACATCACCCGGAGTCGCATCGTCCCATCTTGTTTCAGTGGCATTGTATTTTTTCAATCGGCCACTATCATGAATGCTAATTCCATACGGTGGGTCAACAATGGCAAGATCAAATGCTTTATCCGGTAGCGCCTGCATATACTCCATGCAGTCTACATTCAGCGCGATTTGATTCATTCGCTCCACCTCACGATCTTTTCCCGCACACCCCATTGAAGTGCGTCATCGTGACTGTCAAAATACAGATCCAGCCGATTCCCGGCAATGGCGCCGCCGGTGTCCTGTACGGTGTATGTATGGCCGTCCAGTTCTATTTTCGTACCCATCGGCAGCACATCTGGGTCTGCGGCGATTGTCACGCCCTGGGTGGCCTTTTCGCCGGTGGCTGTGTAGCCATTTGCGTACGCCCCACAGCATTTTTCACAGGGGCAGTACGCCGTAACGGTGAATGCCGCTTCTTGCCTATAACCAGCCTTTTCAGCCGATTCTCGCTGCAATGCAACCGCCTGCGGCAGCCTATCCTCTGCTGGATTTTCATTTGTGCTGTATGTCTGCGCTGTCATCGCAATGGCCATCGCACCCAGCGTTGCCGCTGCCAGCACCATTACCCCAGCAATCCGATTCATTTTGTCACATTTTCCCACCATTCCGTCCTTTCCTCCTGGTTTTTATTTCTCCCTGTTTGTCATTTCCGAAATAAATACCTCCGTCCGTGGGTTATCCTTGTCGTACAGCACCCGGCTCCCGTCGTGGCTAACGATAATGCCGCTGTGGTCGTCCTTGAGCACACCGGCCCTCACCAGCACATCGTCGATGGATTCCAGCAAATTGGGCAAATCCACTCGCCGCCGGGTAGGCATATAAAACAGGCATTTGACCTCCACAGGCTCCTCAATGGGACGCTGCATTTTGGCCCTTTTGCAGTGCCATAAAGCTTCCGACTCGTAGTCCATATACTGCTGGGACGGCATTATAAACGGCTTTCCCGTCTTGCTGCTGTGCATGATTCGCATAGAGTTTTTCTTTGTGACGGGCGGCATCGGTATGGTTATCTTAATCATCTTCCTCCCCCTCCTCGATGGACACCGCTACATAGCCGGGCCGTCCTTTGTACCGTCTGCCGCTGTTGTATACTGCCTTGTAGATAGAGCGCCAGTTAATATGGCACATATTGGCAAGCTCAATGATGGAATCGGACACCGCCTCCGGTAGCTCGTACTTGTCCCGGCTTACTCGCATGTATACCGTCATACGCCCCTCGCTCTCTCCAGCAGCTCCTCCACGGTCATCTGTCCCGGCACCTGCATGGCCTTTGCAAGCATGCTGTATGTGGCCAGCTCGTCCAGAGCCCGCTTGCGGTACATGGCAAGAAGCATCTTCTTCTCCTCGTCCGTCTCCGCCAGTTTATACCCGCCATCCGGCAGAGCCACAATGGGCACCCCCTGCCGCCGCTGGGCTCGGATCATGTGCCTGTTTGCTCTGTCCGGCATACCGGTCAGCGTCTCCAGGTTCTCCCGGGTGTATGTAATGCCGGGAACCATGCGTAATGTGGTCATGTCAATCCTCCCCAAATCTCAGTTTCGTCACGGCGATAGGAAATTCCTCGATCTCGCTTGCCCAGCGTGCCGTGCCTTTGCCGTGTATGCGCTCCCAGATCAGTGGGAACCCTCCGATTCCATCAAACAAGCTACCCAGCGTTGCCACCTCCGGCAGATACCGCGCCATGCGCCGCAGCATCCAGTCCCAGAAGGGCAGGGCGATGGAGTTACCCAGTGCCTTGTAGCGCGGGCTGTCGCTTGGTTTGCGCAGCTTTCCCCTGCTGTCACGCCACTTACCAATGTCTGTCCATCCGTCCGGGAAACCTTGCAGCCGTTCGCACTCCATCGGGGTAAGACGGCGCACAATCATTCCGGTTCGGATGGTGTTTTGCAAATTCAAACTTTGCCCACCGCTTTCTTTTGCCTGCAAAGTCCCGTTTGTTTCTCCGCCCTCGCGGAAGTTTTGGCAGTCAATAGCGCACACAAGGTCTGTGCTGTCCTTAAAGTCCCGTTGCTTGCAACTGCTTGCAACCTTTCCGGCGCGGTAATCTCCGAACCCTTGCATTTGATATGTCAGCGGCACTTGATTGCCGCCTGTTCCCATACGGGCTTGCAAACTCGGAACGATACAGGCGTGCGTCATATCCAGTGCAACCACCGCCGGGGTTTGGTTCGTCCCGCTGGGTGCCGCCGCCAGCGTGGGCGATACTTCCTCGCTGTACCCGATGCCGCCCGCCTGTGCGCCCTGTCCGGCCTTAAACCCGGCGCACAATACGCTGTCCAGCGCCATGCCGCCGTTCTCGTTGGCAGATAATTCCATAACACCATTTCGTCCGGTGGACATCCCGCAGTTGACACCAATCGTGGATGCGACATCGCCGGTCAGGTCACCATTGTAGCCGTCAACCCCTGAGATATATGCTACCCCGTGGCGGTCGCCAGCGGTCAGTGTGGGTGATTGATCGTCTGTCCGAAGTTCTGCGCCGCCCTGCTGTGTAGCCATGCATACGACAACATTAGATGGTCTTGATTGCCTGTTTTCTCCTTCTGCTCGCAATGTTTGAACGCCATTCTGCCAATATCCAACACCTGTTTCTCCGTAAGCATGTGCTATACTTTCGCCTGTTCTACCAGAACCGCTTTCAGACGCTCCGGTAGGTCCTTCCCGCGCCGTTCCGCTCTCCGTAGGATGCCTTGACACGCTTTTGCGCTCAAAGAGTATTTCTCCTGCGGTGTCGCCTCCAAAATCTGCGACAACCGAGATACGACGGCGGCGTTGGGGGACTCCCCAGTGTTGCGCGTCATGCACTCGCCAAGCCACGCTCCATCGTCCTCCCACCTCATCGTGGTAGCCCCCCCAAGTTGGCCAGCCTTTTTCAGGCACTTCAATATCGGGGGCTTCCGGCTCTGCGATGCGGATGATCTCTTCGAGGACTGCCGCGAAGTCTCTCCCTTTGTTGCTCGAGAATGCTCCGGGCACATTTTCCCAGACCATAAACCGAGGTCTGACCATGTCACCTGTCCTTCCGTTTGCTCTGTCATGCTCTCTCATCTCCTTTACGATGCGGATTTGCGCCATGAACAATCCGCTCCTTGCGCCGGCCAATCCGGCGCGTTTTCCCGCAATGCTCAGATCCTGGCACGGCGAGCCGCCCGTGATAACATCCACGATTTCAATTTCTGCGCCGTTGATTTTCGTAATATCTCCCAGGTGCTTCATCTCCGTCCCCCCCTCTTACCAGTCCATGTATTCTTCCACGCTGCGCTTCATCTGCTCGGAATTCGTGGCGGTCGGCATTGATTTTGTCGATTTCTGCGCAGAGTATTCCCACTCGTCCCACTTTTCGGCATTCCGACAGGCTGCTTTCCAGTCTTTCATTTTGTTTTTCCCGACCATCCAGCCCTTTGAAGCATAGAAATCGATAAATCTCTGCGGGTCTACCGGAGAATGGCGCTCAGCCACATAGGCACGAACTTCCTCCAGCGTTGGGGGAACGAAGCGCTTCGCGCGTTTATCCCCCTTGCTATCGTCAGATAGCGGGGTATTGGTTTCGGTATCGGTTTTGGTTTCGGTATTGCCATTTTTGTCATTAGCAAATGTGGCTTTGCTATTTTTGCCATTAGCAAAAATGCGTTTGCTATTTTGCCATCTCGCAACGGCCCCGGCCTTGCCCGCTTCACTCCGGGTGGCAGAGATACCATCATAGCTTGCCTTAAAGCGATCTTCCTGTGCCATCACGCGCTTGGCATAAAATCTCTCATTGCCACAGAGCGCTATCTGCTCTCCCGTCATGCTGTATGCCAGCAATGCCCGCGTTAGCCGACCGAACTCTGCATCGTTGAGCGCTTCCATCTCCTCTAAATAATCATAGGGGAGTGCAGCATAGTTTCTTGCCATTGTGACACCGCCTTAAAACGGAAGGTCGCCGCCGTCGTCCTCGATTTCCTCAAAGGTGGGAGCGGAATTCCCGGTCGGCGCATCCTCGCGCTTACTGTCGCCGAAGTAGATATTGTCGGCCACCACCTCCGCGATGCGGCGCTTGTTACCCTCCTTATCCGTCCAGTCCCGCATCTGCAAGCGGCCCTCCACCACAGCCATGCGGCCCTTGGTGAAATACTTAGCGGCGAACTCCGCTGTATTGCGCCAGGCAACCACATCGATGAAGTCCGTTTCCTTGGTGCCGTCCGCGCTCTTGAAGTCGCGGTCCACAGCCAGCGCAAAGCTGGTAACGGCGTTCCCGCCCTGTGTCCTCCGCAGCTCCGGGTCCCGGGTCAAGCGGCCCATAATAAAAATTTTATTCAGCATTCTTTTCCTCCTGTTCCAGGTAGTTTTTCCCAAACTCCCTTATGAAATCTTCTTCTGTCCAGCCCTGCTCCCGCATGGCCTTTAATTGGCCGTATCTTTGCAGCTGCCGCATTTTTAAGGCGTTGTTGTGTACGGCGGTTTTCGCGAAGATATGGCATCTGCTGTGGCACAGATACACCACAAGGCCGTATCTCTCACTTTTCTTGCGGTAAGGGCCCGGGAATATGTGGTGCCGGTCCAGTGGGTCCTGTGCGCCGTTTCTGCCGCAAAGGAAGCACCGTTTCTCATCCAATGCCCTGCGCCTCCTCCCATCGAGATTTCAGCGCATCCAGCTGCTGGGGTGTCATGGTCTCGATCCCGGCCTCCCGGCAGTCCTCGGTGATCGCGTCTATCAGTCGTGACATCTGCAAGGTGTCATAGGTGCTGGATCCGTACCACACCGTAACGCATACGCATCCGTCGAGCTTTGAGGGAAACCGCTCTGCCATCCAGCCGATGCCCTTTGCCGACCAGCTCTTACAGAAGAAATCGGCTGACTTTTCGGGGATGCACACCACATCTCTGACCCCGGGAATTTGTTTTATCTTCTCCCGATAAATATCCTCCGGGTTTAACCTGTAGTGCGCCGCCAGCTTATCCATCAGCACCCACGCATAGGCGTTGGCATCCAGGCTCCGGCCCCTGCGTTTAATCTGCGCCGTGTACTCCTTGCCGGGCTGCAGCTCGTCGCACACGGCCATTGCCGCCCGGGGGGACTGTACCCGGAGGCACAGCCACGCCCCATCGCTGTCCTGCTGCCACCGGGCGGCTGTCACATCAGCCTGCAGCATTGTCCTGCTCCTTCTTGGCAGCCTTCATGCAGTCAGCGCACATCTGCGCTCCGTAGCGGCCCTTGGAATACTTAACCATATCCTTTACCGTCCACATTTCGCCGTTGCGCTTCCTTACAGACACAATGTCCGATCCGCACCGCGCACACACAGGTGCGGCGTTCCGCTCTTTCTCGTCCAGTTCGGCGGAGGAAATCTTGTCCGGGTCCTCGCCGGTGGGCAGTGCAAAGGTCCGCAACCACATATACTTGAAAGCGTATGTCATGGCCTTGCCGCTGCCCTTGTCCTGTGTGTCCGCGCCATCGCCGCAGGACGCAATTTCAATGTATTCTTCCGGGTTCTCCACATTCACCATGCGGTACAAAACATCCACATGGGTGATGTTGCCGGTTCTCGTTGCCGTTTGTGCGATGGGGTATACAACCAGTTTGTGTTTCAGCAGCTCCGCCCGCATGATGGATGTGACTTTCTCCTCACTCAGGGCTTTATACTTGGTGCTGCCGAACTCTACATGATCGTCCTTTGCAAGATACTGGACATCCTGCATAATCGCAGCGATCTTCTCGTAGATATTCAAAATTCTTCCTCCTCGTCAATAATTTCCAGCGGGCAGTGCGCACCAATGATTCTTGTGTCCATCAGATACTCGCCCGTTCTCCTGCACTGGTTGCGGGAATATGTTTCCAGCAGAGGGCAGAGGTTACACGCCATATGCCCCTCCGGGAAGTAAATATCCACGGATGTCTTGATGTACCGCGATACGCCGCCGTCGCTCATTCCCACGCCTCCTCGATATACGCCTCATTGTTGCTGACGCACTCGCCGCAAAGCCAAACCCCCTTGTAATGCAATGCACAATCCTCCTGAATCGGCTCCCCGCAGCAGTCGCACACGGGGTGCCGATCGGTCTGCCTGTCCTGCTCTGCGGCGTAGCACTCCGCGTCCCATACCGGATCAGATGTCCACATCAGATGCATCCTCCTTTTCCGGCTCCAGCTTCCACACATCCCGGGTGACCTTGGAAACCTGGGGGATATCCCCCCAATACAGGGCGCGCAAGAAATCGTCCTCACTGGTTCCGCACAGAACAAAGTGCGGCCCTGTAATGACCTTGTACCCGGAATATACGGTTGTCTTATTGCTGCCGCTAACCAGGTCGCCCACCTCGGCCACATCGCGCTCCGACCGCATAGCTACCCGGACGCCGCACCTTTCAGCCACGATGGCGTAGTAATGTCTTTGCATCTTCATTCCTCCCAAATTCTCACTTGCCTGGTCTATCCAGTTTGTCCACCAGCTTCACGAACATCCACGCCACCGTAGCCGCGCCGATGATCACCAGCGTCAATGTGTAACCGTCCATGTTTACTCCTCCCGCTCCGCAATCCACGCATCCAGCTTCTTTTTGAAAATCTGAAATACACGGCTGCGGTCGGTACGGATGCACACGCCGAAGGGGTACACGCCCTGCTCCAGGCCGTCGGCCAGGGTGTCAGAACAAAGGCTCAATCCCTTATCTCTAAGATACTTCGATGCCTGGTGCAGCGTCATGGTTTCGATCATTTGTCATCCTCCTTCTTCAACAGCTCGTCCACCGTGCAGCCGTACAGCTCGGCGATCTCCGGCAAGCGGCTGGCCCTCGGTGCCTGCGTGCCGGTCTCCCACATGTAAACCGCCGCATCCGTCACCTTTAGTTTCTCGATTACCTGCTTGACACTCAGACCAGCGGCCAATCGAGCGCTGCGAAAACTCATTCTTTCACCTCCAGTTTGCATTTACTTAGTTTTCGTTGACTGTGGCGGGGGAATTTGTTATACTGCCTTTAGCCCTTGCGGCAAATTTAAGGAGGTGGACTTTTTGACCAACCTTTTGACTTTGCCCGTTCCAGACCGAAGTACCGGCGCAATGCGATAGGGTCAGGCTGCCCCAGAACTGCCAAAGTGAGCGGTGCGTCACAGAAACGGAAGTCCGTTTTTCGTCAGACTGGCATTTCCGAGCCGCAAGAATGACGGCTTGGCCATCGGCTAAGGATTGCCGGTGAACAGTCTGTGCAGCGCACTCTGGTAACAAATCTGGGAGGAAAACGCCCGCAAACGGACTGCGGGTGTTTTTCTTTTCGCCTTTTCCTCCTCTCCGCAATCAACAAAAACTAAGTTTTACTTGACAACTTAGCAAACTGTGGTATTATGGAAGTGCCAACAACCCTTAATATTTTCCGCAGTCCGCTAAGTGCAGGGGGGCTTGGTTTTGTATTGCCTCCCGACGATTCTAATTATAACTAATTAGAAATTATAAGTCAACCACTTTCTATTAGTTTTTATTAGTTTCGGCGAACTGCACAATATATACGAGGTGCAAATGGATGCTATAGACAAAATCAATTTTTACTTGAGTAAAAAGGGCAAAAACGGAGCCGATTTAAGCCGCGCATTAGGGCTATCAAATAGCATTTATAGCCAATGGAACACGCGGAAAACTAAGCCGTCAAATGTTCGACTTCCCGCTATTGCCGAATATCTCGGCGTCTCCGTAGAGGACATTATGCCGGACGATGTAGCCGCCCCCACAGCTTCGGAGGGCGCAAAAAAAGCCCCCGATCCGGAGATCGAGGGCGGGAGGGAAGCTGTATCAAATTTTATCAGCGCCACTAATGATCGCGCCGCATTGCTTGCAATTATAAACGAAGCCACAAAAAAACTACAAGAAATGGAATAATTACAGGAGGCAACCTATGAAACTAAATCCCGATTGTATTCGAGATATTATGTTATTTTGCGAAAAATACACATATATCAAAACCGATGAGGTCGGGAATTTATTAGTGGCATCTTACCATGTCCTGTACGCAAGCGAAATGCGTAAACTCCCACCGCTAAATTCATACGATGCAGGAGAGCTAATTTATCATATTATCCAGCTTGTCGAAAGCGGTTATTTGGCATCTGATTTCCGCTTTGACCCGCTTGAAAATTTGAGGCATGGTGACACGCCGAAAATATACTATGTAACTCCCAAAGGACACGAGTTTATCGCATCGATCGAAGAAAAAAAGAACTGGGCAAAGACGAAAAAAGTATTAGGCGCCATTGGATCGGTATCCCTGTCCGTAATTGAAACCATTTCAAAAGGTGTGGCCACAGTTGTTATTGAAAAAGCAATGGCCCAAGTTCCGGAGGGGTAATTTTGTAGCCCCCGTCTTCTTCTTCGACTTCAAATTTTTGTGGGGAAAAAGCAGCTCTACCCATGCTGATTTGGTTGCTTGCCTTAATTGCCTGGTATAAGCAAGCCGGAACATATTCCGCGTCGCTTTCGGTAAGGCCAGCTTTTGCAATCATCTCCATACAAAGATTTATTGCATTTACAATTTTAGCGTTTGAAAACCACATATTCGGTGCCTGTTTCATGTCAAATTTTCGCCTCCTCATTTCAGTTGTAGAATCCGTTTTCTTTTAACATAAGAAGAATTTCGGCACAAGCGTCATCCGGAAGTAAGCTAATTTTCTCAAGAGCTATATCCCTCAAATTTTCGATGTCGCATTGCGTATGCCGGCTGGCTCCATTAATTATACAATAAATCGGAGCATTTGCAAAGTCCCCCATTTTCTTTCCCCTTCTTAATTTGATTCTTTGAAGATTAAGAGTATAATACTATTTATACATCTCTACCTATTGCGAAAAAGTCCCGATTGTTGCATAGATGTGTGCAACAAATTGAAAAATATTTTTTTGGGAGTGTTTGCCTATGGGGATGCTGTATATTTTATCCCCACCGCCCCCGCACCGGACGGTGGGGATTTTTTGCCGCCTATCGCCGTCATCGGCTCTTGGCCGCATACCCACAGTATCAGTTTAATGTTTGGCAAGTCAATCCAAAAACCGGATAATATACGATTAGCCGATAAAAATAAGCGGAGAGGTTTGCCCGAAATAAGGCAGGAGGGAAAGGAATGGAAAAAACTTTGCAGGATATTTGCAGAGAGGCAAAGGAGTACCAGCATCTTACCACGCAAGACTTAGCCGATTTAACAGATCTGTCATCGTCCACGATCAGCAATTACTTTTCTGCGTCGTCAAAGGATCCAAGCCTATACAAAATGGGGCTTATATGCGCCGCCCTCGGTGTGTCTATAGATGAGTATTTTGGTATCGTAAAGAGACCAACCACGGAAGAGCAGCTGGCAGAGGCACACAGAGCAATGGCCGATGCAGATGCAAAGCATAGCGCAGCCCTACGCATTGCGCACTTGGAGGGCGGCATGGAGCAACTGACCGGCTCAGTGGCAAAGCATGAAAAAAAGGAGCGAGTATTGCAAATTTGGGTGTATATCCTGGCGTTTTCGTTGTCAATTTCCGTATCCATAATATTGGGATATTTGGCGTTTGACTCAAGCGTCCCGCAAACAGGGCTTATCCGCAACGGGAAGATTACATCACTCGGCTGGATGCTATTTGCGCTGCTTGCGGTAGGCGTCGGTGTAATCATTGCTGCGCTGATAAATGCACTGCGATATTACAGGAGCCATCAAACCGATAAAAATATAGGGCAGGAGGATAAAAATGGGAAAAGCAATGAGGAGGGCCAACGGAACCGGGACGGTGTATAAGCTCGCCGGCCGCCGCCGCAGGCCCTGGGTGGCCGCAAAGCAAAAAATCATTATAGGATATTACCCCACCAAAAAAGATGCTATAGCGGCGCTGGAACGCCTTACAGGCAAGGATTTAACGGAACGGTACAACATGACCTTTGCCCAAGTGTTCGACGCTTGGAAAGTGGAGCATTACAAAAAAATAGGGCCAATCGGTATAGAGGGCTATGACGGCGCATTTAAAATTTTTGCGCCTCTGCATGAGCGGAAGTTCCGGGAATTAAAAACCGCAGATTTCCAAGGCGTGCTGGATGCCCATATGCATAAATCCCATAGCACTGTGTCCAAGTATAAGCAGCTCATAACGCAGATGTCCACATGGGCCATGCGCGAGGAGATCATCACAACAAATTTTGCAAAATTCGTCCAGCTCCCCGAAAACACAAAAAAAGAAAAAGAAACATTTACCGATGCTGAAATAAGCAAACTGGAAGCGGAAGGCAGCGACACCGCAAAAATTATCCTCATGCTGATTTACACAGGCATGCGCATAGGGGAGTTGTTTTCCCTCCCGACTAAAGACTATCACAAAGATTATGTGATCGGAGGCGAAAAGACGGAAGCCGGGCGAAACAGGATCATCCCCATCCGCCCCGAAGGGCTCCCATACTTTGCCTATTTTGCAAATAAGGCCACCGGCCCGCTGCTCATATCCGGCTATGCTGGTGAAAAAATCCCAGCAAACTTCCGCCGTCGGGATTATTACCCGCTTTTGGAAAAATTAAAAATCCAGCGCAAAACGCCGCACTCCACCCGGCACACCTATGCGAGCTGGGCGAGAAAAGCGGGGATTGCTCCGGAGACGCTACAGAGGATCCTCGGCCACGCCAACTACTCCACTACCGCAAATATATATGTCCATACGTCAGCGGAGGAATTGGTGCAGGCCGTTAAAAAGGCGAAAATTTGTTAGTAGTTTGTTAGTTACCGACGGGAGCCAAGGCAGGCCTGTGCAAAATTACTCGGCGAAAAGTTGCAAAATCGCAACAAATGCTGTTGTTTTTATTAACTTTTGTGCTTATATATTCAGAACGGGTATATTTGACGTGCATGGGGTCACAGGTTCAAGTCCTGTACCGCGCACCAAAAAGTCCAGGAATCTCAAGGGTTCCCGGACTTTTTATTTTTGCCAAGATTAACTTTGTTAGTAATGTGTTAGTAGTAGCGATTTAGGTTAGTTTTTTTAGGACGCTGTTATAAGCTTTCTCATTGACGATTTTTAGGGTGTCCATAAGCTCGTCCATGACTTCCCACGCCCTATCCTGCGCCACATTCCCGACCGCTTCCAAAAATTCACTGCCGGAGGGTTTTATTGTCTTGTCCGGCGCAGGCTCTGCGGAATACAGCATTGGGGGCACTTTCGCCTGCAGTTGCTCCCCGCCGTGCTCGTTACGGATAATGTAGAGAGCCGCCAGTTTCTCATAATTGGGCCAGCTTGATTCTTCTGTTTCCAGCCGTGCGATCCATAGTTTCAGCTCGGTTTCATCGATCATGGGGAATCCCCCTTTAATTCTCCATAAGGCTGACAGCGCGGCGCAGGGCATCCCTGACGCGTTCGTCATCCGTTTCCCGCATCATGTCGTTTAGCTGGGTGCGCAGATGCTCCGCGCCATCCGCGCGGCTGTAATGTCCGCGCACATAGTGCGAGCCGCGCCGCGCGTAGGAACTGCCCCGGCCATAGGCGCCGCGCATATCCGCTTCCCAATCACCGCCGCCAGAGTAGCCGTCTGATTCCATCATGTCAATTTTATCTATGTTCTTGATGGTTGCTGTCAGTTTGTGGGCAATTTCCAGGTCACCCGCACCCAGCTCGCCTTTTCGGGCCAGTTCGTCCAGCTCCTTGCAGAGCATATCCCGCAGTTCATACATAGATTTCATACCCATTACTTTCTCCTTTCTCAGCTCACGCGGTCCACGGTCAGATTGCTATTGGCAAAGCTGACCGCCTCCGCGCTGGTGTTCTTCGCCGCCACGGTCACGCAGCAGCCGCGCGGCACTTCCACGATGGCGCTGACGTAGACATTAAAATAGTTTTCCACCGCAGCCGGGGTGACGGTCGCCGTTGCTCCGTTGAGTGCTTCGCCGTTGACGGCAAGCGCCGTGGTGATCGCACCTACCGTGCCGCCCGTGGGGACGGCGATGTTTGCGCCAAAGCTCACCTTAAAGCGCGCCTTACACTGCTGCGTCAATCCGCGCAGGGTAACAAGGCCGCTGCCCTCACGGTGGACGATGCAGGGCTTCCCGCAAGACGCCGTGGAGACCATCGGAACATTCTGACCAGCAGGGACGGTCACGATTCCGGGATTTACATATTCAGCCATAATTTCAGTCCTTTCATAAAATACAGCGGCAGGGCTATTGCCCCGCCGCCTTTGTTTATAGTATCGGCACGGGGCCGACCATTTCCCAACATAGGGAAAAGCTACGCTATGCAGTTGTCAGCAGCCGCAACCGGCAAACTGGTTGCAGCAATAGGGGTTCTGCACCGTGTAGGCCGGAATGGGAGAGGGCCGCAGCTGCGAGACCAGATAGCTGTTCTGCGCCGCCTGAGACGCAGCCAGCTTCAAGCCCTGGTTCTCAGCCTGAAGGTCAGAGAGCTTGCTCTGCGTCAGGAAGTCGAGGATGGCGCGGCTGTTCTGGTTGTTCGCGTCAATGATGTCGCGTGTGGCGTTCTGCACGGTGTTACGCGTGTCACACGCCTGCGCCGCCATGTCGTAGCGCACCTGCGCGATAGCCGCGCGATTCTCGCAGCAGCAATTTGCGGCCTGCATCTGCATGGCGTTGAGCTGCTGCATCAGCGCCGCTTGCTGGTTGCTACGGGACAGCTCGGCCTGTGCAAAGCCGTTTGCCATCGCCATGTTAGTGCCGTTGACAAGCTGCGCCTGCTGGTAAAATCCGTCGCAAAGGCCCTGATTTACACTGTCGATCTTGCGCTCTACATTGGCAAAATCAGAGGTCAGCACATAGCCGTCGACCACGCCGCCGGAATTGCCGGCGTTGTTTCCCCAGCCGTTGCCGCCCCAGCCGCAGAACACAAACAGGAAAAGAATGATGATCCACCACGCGCCATCGCCGCCGAAGCCGCCAAAGCCGCTGTTCATCATGCCGGTAGGCGCAACAGGCATAGTGGCCTGAACGCCGCCGTCAGAAAGAGACATAGTATCACTCCTTTGAAAAATTTTTATTCATCAAATCGTGGCCACGATAAGATTCCTGTAAATAAGCAAACTCTTTGCTAATTTGTTTGCTTACTGCATCAGACTTTGAAACTGCTTTGCCATCTGCTGAAGCTGGTTGAGCTGCTGCTGGTTCAGCTTACCGCTCTGCAAGAGCTTTTCGACCTCCGCTTTGGGGTCACCCTTGAAATTTGCTTTGAACTGGTTGAACTGCTGCATCATGCGCTGGAACTGGTCTACCGGTCCGGGCATCTGCCCGCCGCCCAGCGCGGCCATGAACGGATTAGTCATCGTCCTCGTCCTCCTCAACCTTGCGCTTCTTTTTCCCCTTTATTTCTCCCACAAGCGCCGCCAGACGGTCGAACTCCTCGCGGGTGACAAATTCCACGCCCGGCTTTTGCGGCGCGTTAGAGGCCGTTTCTGTGCGCTCCACGAGGTCGTAAATCTTGAGCGTCGGTTTTCCGCTTGCGTCTGCTTGCTTGAGGTAAACGGTGGGGGCTGTGGAATCCCACAGTGCTACGGCAGAGTTGGGCGCGATGAGATAACCTCTTGCCTCCTGCTCGCCGCTTACCCACTGTACGCCGCCTTGTGCGATGGGGTTCTGTTGCATTGGCTGCGACATAGGCTGTTGTATGGGCTGCATCTGTGGTTGCTGCATCTGCCGCATCTGCATGAGGTTGTCCGGCATCGGCTGCGGATAATAGGGGTTGAAATAGGGATATGCCATGTTCATTCCTCCGTTTCTTTGTCCCAGAAATAAAGCGGGATTTCGTTCTCGCTGTTCCAGCTGTCATAGATAATCCCGTCCTGAACGCACACTACATGCCCAGAGAGGGCAAGAATATAAGTCCCGCGCGGGTGCTCATCGGCAAACCTGCCGACCGTGTAACAGTCCGGGCAAGTGTCCGGTATGATGTATCTCCGGTAGCCTAAGGACCGCAGATACGCACCCCAACAGGCGTTTGCATTGGGCAAGTCGCCGTCCAAGTAGCCCCGCATGCACAGCCGGAGATAAATTTCTCCCCAATCCTTTCCCGTGGCCCTACAGATCGCACGGACAGTGCAATCGGACACGTTTTTCCCGCAGGGGTTTGGATTAAAATATTTATACATGATTGCAATCCCTATATAGGCTTTCAGCAATTTCCACATACGCTAAAAGCCCCTGGGGATCGTCTGCGTACAGAATGCAAATATCCTGCGCCATTTGCGCGGTAAACCCGCATTTGATTAAGCGCTCGTACATATTCCCGCCTCCTTGCCTCTATAATAAAAGAAATCCGGGCAAATAAACTGCCCGGATTCTGCCTTGATTCTGCAATAATGTAGTTACAGTGTACACCAATTGTGTGCAAAAACGAAAAATAGCCGCACCCTTTTTGGGTGCGGCTATTTTTAGGAATTGAATGCATCCGCCAGTTTTTGGTATGCGCGGCGGCGCAGTTTGTAAAATCCATCTACGCTGATATGTAGTTTTGCCGCCGTCTGTACGCAGGTGCGGCCAAAAATGTCTACGTCAATTACACAGGTTTCCTCGTCTTCCGGTAGCCCTACCGCACGGATTGTTTCTGTGGCGCGGCATGGTGCCATAGTGGATAGTTTTTTGCGGATCCTTTTGTGCTGATCTATCATTTCCCACGGTGTGCCGTGGAGGTGCGGATGTTTATGCACGGGCGTTAGGCCGGCGTAGCGGTGTCCTCTGCGCCCTCCAGTGGATTTATTTTACCACTTATTTCAGCAGGAAATTCCAGCTGTTGCTGCCCAGAATGCCGTCCACGCCCAGACCGTGATCTGCCTGCATCCGGCGCAGGCCCGCCTCCATCTTGGGCCCAAAGAGCTTGTCACCGCTCCAAATATCGTCCGGGTAATAGCCCTTGTCCTTCATGAGCAACATAGCCGCTCTCACATCGTTGCCCTCCATGCCCCTTGACAGCATACGCAGTTCCATGTTGATCGTTTCCTCCTTGGTATTGGTGTTGTTATCTTCGGCGGGCACTTCCGCCGCCCCCAGACGCGCATTGACCGCTGCGGCAATCTGGGACATACGCTCATGCAGATACGGGCCGGGACAGGCCGTAGGCACAAACATGCGGTGTTCCGTTAGGTTGCCGTCTGCACCCCCGGTGTAGTTAAGGGCTTTGATGCCGTTGCGCTGGCAGATGTCCACGCACAGGTCGATCAGCGTGTTATAGGCAGCAGAGGACACGGGCCAGTCGCCGCCGGTGGCGCAGTTGGCAACCTCGATGTTGACGGCTCGGTTGTCGTTGCTGGGGGATGCAGAGGCCCATGCACGATCTCCCTCGTCCACATAGAGGCCCACCCTGCCATCGGAGCCGATGCCATAGTTTGCGCTGGCTTCGCGGTTGGGATTGGCAAAGAGATTGCCGCAGGTCTCCACGGACAGATTCCCGGCCATGTGGTGAATGGTGATCTTGTCGATTGTGTGGTTCCTGGGGTGGCTGCGGTTGGGGGAAAGCCGGGTGTAGTCCACAAGGGCGGAATTACTCATTGCCGCTGGCCTCCTTGTGATAAGCAGCCGTGGAGATACACAGCACAGCGCCCAGGAAGGTGTCCACGGCGGTGACGGTGGTCACCACCTCCTCCGAGTAGGGCCAGCCCCACACGGTGGACAGGGCGGCGTACAGGGTCGCCAGAGCGGGCAGCACGATGATGACCACCCACTTGAGAATGTCATACAGCTTGTCAGGGATTTTCATGGTTTGCTCCTTTCCGTGCCCGACTCGGGCACACAAAAAATGTTGATAAGTCTTTGTTTATCGGTTTAGTCGGTATTGTACATTCACTGCCGTCTCCTTTCTTTTTTAATTCTCAGTATAATCGTAAATGATGGTGGCATTGCTCGCACCCCAAGGAGCATTCGATACTTGCCCCTGCGACCACGGAACCTTGATGGTGGTTAGGTTGGAGCACCCGTTAAATGCAGAAGAGTGGATGGTCTTTGGGTTTCCCTCGAATGTAATACTTGTTAGCCCGGTGCAATTAGCAAACACACCGAAACCAATGTTCGTTATACCAGGTGGCAGCCTAGTTATTGCCAGGTTGCGGCAACCATTGAACGCATAGTAACCGATGCGTGTTATTCCAGACGGCAGACTAGTTAGTGCAAGTTTGGGGCAGTTTTGAAACGCATAGCTACCGATATTTGTCATGCCAGACGGCAAGCTGGTTAATGCAAGGTTGGGGCAATTATTAAACGCATAGTCACTGATGCTTGTTACCCCAGACGGCAGGCTGGTTAATGCAAGCTTGGGACAACCGCTAAACGCACTGTAACCAATGGTCGTCAAATCACCCGGAAGTGTAGGGCTGACAGCCGTGCGTTCTATCACTGCCTTGAAGCTGCCGCCACCCTCCAGAGTTCCGGTCACGCCGCCGATCACCACATCCTTCTTGATGTTCTCGGACAGTAGGGTGTCCGGTTTTTGAATCGTCACCTTACGCATGCCTTTGCTGCTGGTGGGCAGGATGACCTGATTGCCGGATGGCATAGACAGCTCCACCGTCCGCTCCTCGGTAGCAAGCACCTCCATCACCTGACCCATATCAACATCCAGGGGCACATTTTTCGCGAACTCAACCTCCAGCTCAGCGCCGGGAGAAAAAGTTACCGCAAACTCGATCATAGCGCACCATCCCGCAAGATACGCTCCACCGGCACTTCGAATACCTGAGATGCCATGCGCTGCGCCCCCACGCCCACCCGGAGCTGTATCTTTGCGTCAATGCCTCTCCCGGCAGTAAGCGACAGGGTCTCGGCTTCCGTCAGTGTGCATGAGACAACATTCCCGTCCAGCTGTACATCCGACAATGCTTTTTCGATTTTAACCTGTCCGGCCTGCGCTACGGCCAAGGACAGCACCGTGATGCTCCCCGTGTCGATGGGCAGGCGGAATGTCAGCGTGGGGGTTGTACCTCGATACATACATATACCTCCTCATACTATAGATTTGCGAGGCTCAGCGGTTGGGCAGTCTTTCCAAATCCGCTATCCTGTGATTGGCGACCTTGATCTGCTCCTCCAGCACCGGCACGCGCTGGGCGAAGTTGTTATGCTCCCGGACTTCCCGGGTCAGCTCTTCCAGCTTTGTCTCGGTTACGGCCTGCTGCATGTCCAGTTTGGCCTGCACATCCCGGGTGGTCTTGCTACTTGTGATAATTACCCCCAGCAGCGACAGGCCGCCGGTAATGATAGCCACGACGATTGTTTCCATTCGGTAATTTCCTTTCTCCTCTGGGGCTTAGTTGTTTTGCGGCGTTGGGTTACTTCCAGCGGCCTGTAACTATCATCGATCTGATTCTAATTGTGGCACTATTCTGGTTGCCGGTCACATAGGCGGTAATCTCGTTGTACCCATTCCTACACCAAATATTCACAAAACCCGTTCCTGTGCCTAAAACACCGTTCGCCACGCCACGGGGCTGCGTTTTGAAAGTAAAGGGGAGGTCAACATCGACATACGACAAATATGCTGAACCATTCATATTAGTGACAGGTGTGCTCCCGGTGAGGGTAAGTTCACTTTCTAACCAGCACTCTGCCACGCCACTGGCCCATTTGCGGTAAGTCCAGATACCGCTGGTGCCCTGCTCCACAACAAAGTCCATCACAGAGCTACCGGCAATCTGAAGGAGGGATGTTGCCTTTAGCGTGTTGCTGGTCAGTTTCCCAGACACCTCCACATCCTCGTCAAAGTAGGCGTTCAAGCCCACTTGCAGTGCGTTGGCCTTGTCACACAGACGACCAATGCCCATAGACAATAAATGCTTTGCGTGGTGCAGGAGAGCATATGCCGCCGGAAGATCGCGCACGGCAGAGCCGATTGACTCAAATGCGTCTGTTGCCACAACGCGCACCTCGTAGCGCTTGCTCTTGTCTGCGGCAATTACCACATACGCGCCAGCTGGTGCGTAATTACCAGCCGCCGCAGACCCGGCGTTTGACCAGATTTCCGTGCCCACCTCCCGATACTGCACAGCATAGGCGGCAGTGTTTTTGTTGCTCAACGCCGTAATCGCGCCGCTGAATGTAACCTTGCCGTAATCACCCATGCGGTTTGCCGTACCATCTTGATTGCACCGGGCGGCGGCAATATCGGAGATAGTGGGCTTGCTGTAGGCAAGCACTGTGATGGTCTGCGTCTTTGTGGTAGTGCGCCCACGGCTATCCGTGACGGTGCAAGTCAGCGTCAGCGCCCCGGCAGTGGGCAGATAATCCGTTGTTCCGCTGGCGGCAGCTACGGCGTAAATATCGCCCAGTTTGATGCTGTACGCCTTGATTGTGCTTCCCTGCACCCCGGATGCCGTTAAATCAACCTTGAGCTTGCTATGCAGCTGCACATACCCACCATAGGTGGCGCTTACCTTTGTCGGGTCACTGGTTGCCACCGACAGCGTAGGGACTACGCTGGACGGCACAGCAAGGGTCATCTGCATGGAGGACACGCCGATGTAGGTGCTGCCGTTGTAAGTCTCAACGATAACGGACAGGACAACGGCGGACGCATTGGGTGCCTGCGCGGCCAGCGATACGGGCGGTGTCCAGCTGTAGGATGTGTCCACATCGGATGCAATCTTAGCCCAGCTGATGGAACCGCACGAATAATACAGGCTGTGGGTAAAGCTACTACTGGCCCGTGAGATGGTAATGGCCACTGGCTGACCCAGTGTATCGCCGCTGGCCGACACAGAGGATGCCCGGGGAATGGTGGCCAGTGTCACTGTCTCGGACAGGGCCAGATGACGCGGTGTATAGGAGCTGGTAAAACCGCAGTCCCATTCAGCGGATAGGGTCACACTGCCGGTGCCGTCTGCATTGTGGCCTACGGTGATGGATTTGCTGCCCAGTTTGTACCATCCTGTTGTGCTGTAGTTGTAGGGATTCCAGCGTTTTTCGCCCTGAAGGATGTAATAGGCTTGGTTTGCGTCCTCGTTCTGGCTGTAGCCTGTGCCATCGTATACCCACAAATCAAGTATCAGGGTGCTGGTATTGTCGTTGATGGACTGGCCGGTGATAGACCAGTCAAGGCGGAGCTGCCACCCTTTGTTTGTGCTGCTGTAGATAGATGCCATTTTACCCCTCCTTAATAGACGATTTCATCGCCGTTTTCATCGGCAGCGTGGATCACATTGCCGATAATCAGGGTACTGACCTTTATCCGGGCCGCCTCCACGCCCTCGGCAGTGATCTGCAACTCCGGTGTGTTGTTGCGGACAAACTGCAATACATCATTGTCCAGCCGCAGCAGGATTTCATTGCCCGTTTCGCCGATAAATAAGCCCTCGTCCGTAAACCTAAAAGCCTTGGTGATCTCGCTGTACTTGCTTTGCAGGTCACCGTCCACCTTGTCAATGCGCTCAGTTACCTTAGTGATGTCAATGCCCAGTTGGTCAGTCAGCACAGACAGCTTTGTGCTGACCTCCTCTTTGTAGCTGCCAAAATCTCCGGTCTGCACATAGTTTTCAAGGGCGGACAGGATGATGGAGTTGACATTCTGCTGCAGATCGGTGATCTGCTGGTGTGTGGTCTGACTCAGCTGATCGATTTGGGGCTTGGCGCTCTCGGTCATGGCCTTACTGATGCAGTATGCGCCGGTGTAGGCCGTTTGGCCGTCTGAATAGGTGATCTTCGTGCGGCTCCAAAGGTAGGTGCCGTCCGTGATGGTCGGGGCTGTGGCCTGCCATGTGCCGCCGGACAGCTCTGTCTCAGAGGTGGAGAGGTAATATTCCACCTCCGTGCTCGTCACAGAAACACCGTCATCTCCCTTGGTTCCGGGCTTGCCGTTCGCTCCTACAATGCGCACGGGCGTTCCCCATGTACCGCTGCTGGCGGACGCTGCTACCTTCTGTGAGAGCCATACCACAGCATCGGTCAGGTCTGTGTGCCAGCCGTTCAGCGTACCGTCTCCTGTGGGCTTGGCCGGGGTAATCGTGCCGTCATGGTAAGTAATCCACACAGACAGACCGTTGGTGCCATTGGTGCCGTCCTTGCCGTCTGCCCCGGCAGGGCCGGGAGGGCCGGGGGTCAACTCAATATTTTCAAGGTCGGTTTTTGTGGCATAGGTTTTCTGGGCTTCTGTCTTGCTGATGGTGGACTCCAATTTCCCGTCAATAGCTATGAGCTTTTGGGAGAGTCCGGAAACCGCATCCTGACTAACAGAACCTATGGCAAGTGCCGCACCGTTGATTGTGCCGTCCATCGTCAAAGCCACATTGCTGATGGTCTTTCCGCCATCCTTAGAAAATCCCAGGCCACCGATAGACATAATCCACATTTTGGTATTATCTTCCACGGTGGGGGTATTTCTTAGCGTCCAGCCAGTAGGGTAGCCGTCTTTGTCATAAGTGATTTCAAAATAACCCCCTTGTGCCCCGATTATTTTCTGGGTAGCATCTTGAAACGACTTTACAACATCTTCATACATTCTTTTGAACTTCTGTTCCGATGGAGAAGGAGTAGCATAGTCTGTATCCGAGGGGCCATAGCAAGTCAAATCTGCGGACATCCCACCCTTGATTTGCGTTTTTAGCTCCATCACATAGGCCGTCAGATTCTCTCCGCTGCCGCCTGTAACAGAAATAATGTCTCCCGCTTCAACGGCTGGGTTTCCACGCCACTTAACGGTGCAAGGCCGCATTGTTTTGCCGTCAATCTTGGCAAAAACGGTTTCTGCTACCTCTGCGGTCATGTATGGATTAATGGTGGTAATACCTTTTCCCGCTCCCACACTGATGGGGTTGCTATCCGTGCCAGTCAAGAGACTGTGAATCGTAAATGCATCATCAGTGGTAAGTGTCAGGCCGTCCATGTACTGAGTGTCGCGGTCAATCGTAAGACCGCTATCGGCATACCAGCAAAAGACAAGGTTTCCTGTTGCGTCAAACTTTGCGTTACAACCGATAAGACCGGCCAGCCATCCGAGCTGTTGCCGCAGAGTGCCCGTGTAAGGCGCAGCGATCTGAATACTCGGCATAGTAACGGCAGGCAGTGTTACGCTTGCCTGTTTGCAGACATCTGCCAGCACTTGCGTCGGAGTAGCCGGGAATGTGATGGTGGGCATATAGTCCTCTGTCAGACCAGCCATACGGTCGTAGCCTGTGACAGTTACCCACAGCTTCCCACTATCCTCTACGCCGTCTGAGGGGATGTAAAACTTGCCCTTCTGCACATACTGGGCCTCACCGCCCACCATGATACCGACAGAAGGGGTAAAGTTTCCGCCGGAGAGCTGCAAAGCAGGTGTTTGCTTGTAAATGACCACCTTGCACTGGCTGGAAAACGCCGCGCCGATGGTCGCGCCATCCGAGGAGCCGAACTGCTCTGTTATGCTGATTTCCTGCACCTCGGAGGCGGCCAGCTCTGTCGTGCCGTTAAACAGTATTTTGCTTGTGATCTCCCGCCCCGGCGCAGAACACGCGGCGTTAAATGCGTCTGTTACAGTATGCATGGCTCACCTCTCGATGAAGTTCATGGACATTTCGCCCCATAACCACGTTCCATCCGCCTCCGGGCGCAAAATGGGCGCAGAACGATCACCAACATAGCAGGTGATCGTTCTATTTGTCCCCGTAAGCGCATCTGGGTATGTAAGCTTGAAAAACGGATCGCTGACGGCTGACAAAAGCGTTGCCATTTTTGCGGCACTCATTGGGAGCCAGGAGCACTCGATCTTTCGCTTTACCGCCACGCGGTCCCGGAACAGGTCCCCGTTTTGGTTCCTCCCGCTGCCGTCGCCGTCCAGGTCAGAAATGCTCCATTTTATCTCGGCGGGAGCAGGCAGAACAACGACCGTCCCGGCATTTTTGGTAACTTTCAATACGTCCATTACTGCTCCTTACACCACCAGCGGGCTTGCGCCGGTGGCACGCACCACGGCGTTGTTTTCCTTCACAACAGTGTCAAATATTTTCTTCCCGTTAACGCTGTCCAGCACGATTGTGATATGATTTCCTACGCCGCCGCTGTTTTTGACTTCCTCCCGGACAATCTGGCGGATCAGATCGGCGGGTGCCTCGATGTTCGTGCCGCGTTTCTGGTCGCCCAAAACGGCCAAAAATTCCCGGTTTGCTGGGATCACCGCGCCCTGGGCCAGGCGAGGAATGTGGACATTCCCCCAATTGACCCGTCCAATGTTCACGCCGGGAATCTTGTTCAAGATACCCGTGATGCCATTCACCATATCGCTTACGCCGCCCAGCACCCAGTTGATACCGGCTTCTACGCCGGAAATCAAGCCGTTCATAATGGTTTTGCCAAGGTTTGCCCACCACTGGGATGTAAAAACGGGCGCAATATAGGCGTTCCAGAAGTTCTTAATGCTCTGCCACACTTCTTTTATTTTATCGGTAATATAGCTCCAGTTTGGGGTGATTGCAGCCACAAGGCTTACGCCACCAGCAACCATTAGCCCAATTCCCAACGGGATATTTGCGCCGGTAAATAGCAGTACTGCTCCAAGTGCAAGCAACGCACCACCAACAATCGCCGTTATCGTTCCAACGGGACCTTGCATTTTCTTACTTATAACATCCCAATTTGGAACAATCGCCGTCGCAAGCCCAACCGCTCCAGCAGCCATAAGCCCAAGGCCAAGAGGGACATTCGCAAAAGTAAACAGCAATGCACCGCCAAGCACAAGCAACGCGCCGCTCAAAATTGCAGTTACTGCGCCAATAGGCCCTTTCATTGCGTTTTGGATTGCTTCCCAATTAACGGTTGCAGATGCCGCCAAAGATGCAGCGCCAACCAAAAGCAATCCTACTCCGAGCGGAATATTTGCACTTGAAAGAGCAAGTATGGCGCCAAGTACAAGGAAGGCGGCTCCAACAATACCGGCAATTACATCTATGTTGTCACTTATAAACCTTGTTATGGTATCCCAGTTGACGGCAACAACGGCGGCCAAAGATGCAGCGCCAGCTATAATCATTCCAATTCCAAGCGGGATGTTTGCGCTTGTCATAACAAGGATTATGCCAAGAGCAAGCAAAGCACTGGCTACAATAGTCACTATAACCGCAAGTGATCCTTGCAAAGTTTCTGCAATAAGGCCCCAATTTTCGGAGGCGGCGCCATATACCGCCAACGCACCAGCAACCATCAGAGCAATACCGATCGGTATATTTGCGCCAGAAAAAGTCAACACTGCGCCCAATGCAAGAAGGGCAATTCCGGTAAACAAGGTTGCAACGGCAGTCAATCCGCTGCTGACTGTGCTTGTGAAATCCGGTGCGATTCCACCGCTTGCACTTGCCCCTCCCGAGCTATCGGAATCTCCGTTCATTGTGTTCAGTTCATCGAAAGGTGCCAGATATTTACTGGCTTTCTTTGCGGCAGAACCAACACCATCAATCGCTTTCTGCTGGTCATAAAGGCTTTTAGCCGCTTTCTGAGAAGATGCAAGAGTTGTTCCAAACAGTGCAGATAGCAGCCGAGCAGCTGTATTTACCACCGTTGTAAGCACATTTGCGAGTAGCGTAAACGCCGGGATAACGATGTTTACAATCGGCTGGGCCAGTGTGCGCAGCGCACCTTTAAGCTTGGCAACCGCCGCCATTGCATCGGTGTTTGTCTGGATCGCCGACCACATATACTCCCTGATTTTGCGCAGTGCAGCTGTAATCAGCGTAAAAACAAACACGCGCCTTGCAAGCCCCTTGATTCGGTTTCCAAGCTTTGTGAATCGCTTCCCGGCTTCCTCTGCAGCGGGGGACAACTCTCTTGTGCCATTTTTTGCTCCAGCAAGCTGCCCACTGAGTTCTCCCGCCTTTCTCTTTGCATTGTCAAGAGACGCAGCGGTTTTGTTGATTTTTGCATTGATCGTTTCCACCTTTAACGCCGCCGAATCAAACTCTTTCTGCATGGCGTTCACTTGTGCTTGCTGGTTTGCAATCGAGTCGGATGTAAAAAATTCCGCTCCGCTTTTCATATGTTCAAGAGTTGCTTTTGCCGCATCGAGATTTGCGCCGAGCTGTGCCGACTGCTCTACCAGCGGGAGCTTTTCTCTTTCCAGATCATTTAGTTTTTCAGATAAACCAGAGATTTTCCTTGTAAGTGCATTGAGCTCTTTTCGCGCCTGCTTGTCGTCAACATTTACTTCCACCACGACAGACCCATCCGCCATTGAATCACCTCATTTCGCTTGACTTTTTGCATTTTTTAGTCATAATAAAGATATAATTGTTTATAGGAGGAGAAAATATGGATGCTGTTATCGGAGTATTGAGTGTTATAGGCTTTATTGTTTCCCTTGTTTTGATTGTTGTATTTGCAATCAAAAAAAAGAAAATTCTTCCGCCATTAATTTCGCTTGTGTGCTGTTTTACGATATTTGTGGTTTGCGTCGCATTGCCGGATAGTTCTTCGCCTTCGCCTGCGCCGAATACAGATAACAAGCAGAGCGAACAGACCGATGAGGAAAAGGCCAAAGAAATGCTAACAAAGGCCAGCAATTCCTTTGAAAAAGGCGATTACATTGATGGCATTTCTACTTGCAAAAGTATTCAGGAATCTTATCCTGATACCAATGTTGCTGCCGGTGTGCAAGATTTTCTTGCGGGCAAATTTGCCCAATACCAAAATTTTTCGGCAGAAAACCTAATGAACGAATATATTAATAATGTCGTAAACGCAGATAAAAACATCACAGGAAATCCTGTTATTGTTTCAGGCGTTATTAGCAAAATAGATAAAACGGATTCAACCCTTGCGGTTTTACTGAGTTGCGATCAGGTCTTTTATGCAATACAGCTTAATTTTAGGGGCTCTGATGAATCCGCTGTTGCCGTATTAAACCCGGGAGATGTGATCAAGGTCATCGGCAAATGTGACGGATTAAGTGGAAAGATTCTGCTTGTATTTGATAATAAAACAAATGTAATTTTATCAAACTGCTACATAATTGATTGATTTGCAGCCGCCCCTTTGGGGGCGGCTTTTATCATGTCCACTTGATGATAATGTCCTCGTCCCGCTTGGTATATTGCCGCTTGAAATCCACAAGATGCTTATTTTGCTTGTAAAATTCCTGATCGGATTTATCCAGCTTTTGATTTTTGGATTTCTTTTTGCGGATGCTTACCACTTGGGCAAATGTGCAATCACCTATTTCTTGGTATGCGGCTATAAATGTCCACCAGTGCAGATATTCAAGGGAGCGGATTTCCGTGCCAAGCACGCGATTTATGGGGCTTGCAATCATCGGGAAATCCTGCTGCCAATCCATGAGCTTAGGTCGCTTTTCATCCCGGCATTCTTCCTCGCCGCAATTTATAAAGGATATGCATTGCCGCACCGCGTTCTCGTATTC